TCTCTACACTGTGATTCAGTGTACTAACGTTTACGCTGGCTCTGTGATGATGCCAGTCGCCTAAGAAGATACAAGTTTCGCAATCTTCACTTTGTTCGATAAACCAATCAACAAAGGCAGCACAATCTCTGTTGTGTTGTTTGCTGTTGTTTTTGTTGCCGAAGTGTATGTCTGTAAAACATGCGGCTTTACTAAAGAATGTCATGGGTCTCCATTCAAAGAAGTTATAACTTTGTTAAATGTAACTGAAATTTGCGGTGTTGTCAACCTAAATGTTGAAGCCGTGTTCTTTGCGCTCTTTGTCAGCTTGCTCGTCCCACTTGGCACGTTCTGCCATTTCGTGTTCGATTTGGCGTGTCCAGCTAGGCATTTGACCATTTTCTTGCAGCAAGTCATCTCTGATGTTTTGATTGCGCTTTTCAAGATTCAATACTCTAGTAAAACTGTTGGTTACTGCGGCTGTGTAGTATGCAAATGGGTTTTGACTTTTGAGTTCATTAAACTGCAATCCAATTTGCGATAGTTGTAGCAGTGCATGGCTACGCATTTCGTCTACATAAGTGTATCCACGCCAGTTGCTACGCATACTGTAACGTTCACACAATTTAATATACATCTTTGCTAGATTGTTGCTGATGCTTCCGTGTGTTGTACTAAATTTTCCATTACCTAAACCACCTTCCCAGTGACTACGTAGAACTTCAGTTAGTTTTCCGTTAACATAAGCATAGTGCTTGAACGGAGGAAAGTTACATTTAGCATGATGATCTGCTACAGTTTTAGGTTTGCTTTTTCTACCAGGCTCTAAAGGTACATGTTCAAAAGTCATCAAACGAAATATTAGTGTGCTTTCGTCTATGGTGTCTGGATCTACTTTGTGTGCAATTTGCTTGGGTTTTTGACTGGCTTTACCATTGTTGTCATGCCATTCCCAATATGCAGCTTCATATGCTTGTACACTTAGTTGTGCAGCTCTTGATTCTTTGGCTGCTTGAATAAATTCTGGATTGTTGATGTCTGCAATATCTTCTACAATAACATCAAATCTGTTGTATTCTTCATCTAGACTACTGCAAAAGCTCAATTTGCTTTTGTGTATCTCTTTGAGCATGTCTTTGTTGTTTAAATATTTTTGCCTTTTCATGTGGTTTCCTTAAATTATTTACATTATATGTTCATTAATCCAACTTGTCAATCACTACGCACTTAATTCAGCTATAAATAGTATTATAGGAGAATCCGATGAGATATGTACATTTGACAGAAGATGTGGCCACAGACATTGCTGTATTTTACGGTGGTAGATTTCAGCCTATGCATAAAGGTCATCATAAAGTTTACATGGATCTAGTAGAACAGTTTGGTTCTGATAACGTATTTATCGCTACTACAATTGCCAAGAATGCGACACCAGAAAAAGACCCGTTTAGCTACGAAGAGAAAACAGGTATTATGACAGAGATGTTTGGCATCCCACAAAAGCAAATTGTAAAGACCAGTCCTTACAGACCAGACGTGAGTCTGACAGGCAAAGATCCTGACAAAACAGCTATTGTATTGGTGTTCAGTGCCAAAGATGCAGGACGACTAAAAGGTGGCAACTATCTCAGAGATTATGAGCCAGGAGCAGAAATGGTTCCGGGAGATCAAGCGGGTTATATATTGGAAGTTCCAATACAAGAAGGTGGCATGAGTGCTACTGATTTTAGAACAGCAATGAAAAATGAAACACTCAACGACAATCAAAAGATGATGAAATTTAGAGAATTTTTTGGCAGCATCAACGAACGGGTGTTTAATTTTATCAAGGACAAACTAAATGCCGTTTAATGTAGCAAATAAAACTAGACTAAGTCTAGCACCTGGCGCAGTAGGAACATACAGTTCTCCGTTGCTTGCACCGCTTCAAAGTAGTGGCGGTAGAGGATTAGGAATTACTTTCCCTTTAACACCTGACGTAACCTACAGTCAAAGTGTTAACTATAGTCCATATGAACTGACTCATACCAACTACGGATTCAACGCATATAGAAATACTCCTAGTCCAATGATACAAATTGCTGCACAATTTGCCAGTGTTACACAAAGCGAAGCTGAATACACGTTAGCTTCACTACACTTTTTGAGAAGTGTAAGTAAAATGTTCTTTGGACAAGGTGACCCGCTAGCAGGAACACCACCTCCTGTTTTGAGATTCAGCAGTTTTGGTACACAACAATTTAATAATGTAAGAGTTGTGCTAGCAAACTTTGCAACAACATATGATAGTGGTGTTGACCTCAAAGAAATTAACGGACAATCAATACCAGTAATGCAAACTTTCGCCATTGATCTTTTGGTACAACAATCTCCAGATAGACAAAAACAACAGTACACTACAAAAAGTGGATTTATTAGCGGCAGTGCATACAGTCAAGGATTTATCTAATGGCAACATACAGAGACAATAGTAACTATGCTATTACGCCTAGAAACAGAAAATATTTAGAGCTGTACGAGCCTCCTATTAAACAGGACAATTTGGCAGAAAGTAGATTTTTGATTATACAAAACAAATACAACAAAAGACCTGATCTACTAGCATATGATTTGTTTGGTAGCAGTCGATTATGGTGGGTATTTGCACACTATAACAGAGACGCACTCAAGGATCCAGTTATGGATTTTACTGCTGGTAAAAAAATAATTGTTCCTAAAAAGTATGTATCAGGGGCTAACTAATGGCCCAACCACCAATCAGTGTAAGAAACAACAATCCAGGAAACATCAGAGAAACAGGAATATCCTGGGAAGGTAAAACTGGGAGCAGTGGTGGCTTTACCAGTTTTCAAACACCTGCGTATGGCGTAAGAGCCATGACTAAAAATCTTTACAGTTATCAAAATCAAGGACTAAGTTCGGTTAGTGATATGATTACTAGATGGGCACCTCCCAGTGAAAACAACACAGCAAGTTATATACAAACTGTGGCTTCGGACATGGGTATTGATCCAAATCAAAGCATTAACTTAGCCAGCAATCCAGCACTAACTCAAAGCATGATCAACTCAATGATCAAAATGGAAGGGGGACAAGAAGCCAGCAATTACTTTGCATCTCATGTTGCGCAAGGTGTTAATATGGCTAACGGCGTAGTAGATCCTGACCAGTCTCCGCTTGTGCCTGCAAGTGGTACAATTGATCCGTTTAATCCTGACGAAGTTGCTCCAGAAGATGGCGGTACAGCTCAGCCAGCAGGCGCAGGCTTGCCCAGTCAACAAAGGGGCAGAGATGCATTTTATGTTGAAAACATACTCAACAAATATGAAAGTTACAGTGCCAAGTGGAGTTTACACATGGTTCATCCTCAAAACTTTGTCCGCGCAGGTATAGGTAATATTGCCAACAGCAATGTTGTTACACTTGCTGAAATGGGAGTAGAGAGCGAAATAAACATTGAAGCAGTTGAACAAACCATAAGCATGGGCAAAGCTGCCAACGGAAAACATAGAAAAGTAGCTAACAACCAATTTTTTGTAACACTAGCAGAACCTGGCGGAATAACATTTTATAACAGACTGATTGAAGCAGCCAATAGACTAGCAATACCAACTTACAAAGAAGCTGCATACTATCTACAACTAGAATTCAAAGGCTGGTTACCTGACGGAACACCAAGCACTGATCCAGTCGGACCTTTTTATTATCCAGTCAAAGTTCAAAACAGTCATTTAAGACATGAGCAAGGTGCTAGTTTTTATGACATTATGTTTTTCCAAGTTGAAGACGAAGTATTTGTTGAAAGTAATTTAACTGTATTACAAGATATGAAAGTATTAGAGGTAAGAACATTTGGGGAATATTTAGAAAAGCTCAAAGAAGAAATTAACAAACAAGAAGAACTAAATTTACTTTTGAGTATAACCAAATACTTTCCAAGAGTATTCGACTTTAAGCTAATTGAAGAAGCAACCGCTTGGAGTGGTTGGGAATTTGATGCTACAATTGAAGGCGAAAACAGTGAAAGAATTAGTATCGATGCAAATGATCTGTTGTCGTTTGAAATTAAAAAAGGCAGTAACCTTATAACTGAAATTGCAGTAGCACTTTATCAAACAACCAATTTTCAAAGACTACCAGTAGAAGCGGGCTTTGCCAAAGATAAACCGTCGGACGATAAAGCTGACGAATCAAAACTAGCAACTCTAGCAAAATGGTGGAGAGTTGAACCAAAAATCAAATACGGAGAGTGGGAGCCAAAAGCTCAAACCTATCAGCCATTTATTACATATGAAATAGGACCATATATCAGACCTGAACTAATTCATGATGCAGCTAGTTACAATTCTATAATGGCACCTGGGCTGAATCAGAGTAGACTTACAAAAATCATAAGTCAAAATTTCTTGGCCAAAAAACTGGATTATACTCACACTGGTTTAAACACTGAAGTTCTTAATTTTAATATTGATTTTCAAAACATACACTATGCAATCCAGCCTCTGAGAGTTGGTACAATGGCACACGGAGATCAGCTCACCGCTGGTAGCGGCGATCCAAAGAAAAATGAAGTAAACGAATTTGAAGCAGCTCTTTTTGATGCAAGAAAAATGATTCAACGAGCTCAAGCTGAACTTAATCGAATTGATGCACAAATAGAACGTTTGCGAAATGAATCAACAGTTGGAGGTTTGGACCAAGCTGAAAGAGCTACACAAATTCCCAGAGAAATTTCAGAATTACAATCTCAGAGAGAAAAATTAGAATCTCAGATAAAACAGGGTGAAAATACAGTAGCAGAGATTTTACCTAGCGTTCGTTCAAATGTAAGGTTGACCAATACTAGAAACTTTAGTAGATTAACACAACCTAGTAAAAAATATATTACACAAAGTGAAATTAGAAGTACAGTGCCTGACATGGAACCAGAAAATACTTTTCATGAAGGCGAAATTGATAGTGAAGCCAATAGTGGACCAAACAAAAACAGAGAAGAAAGCAGTAAAGGAAGTTTGCTGCTGGGTGCAGTCGAAGTAAACTTAAACAGTATCAGAGATTTACAACAATGTAATTTTCATGTCAGAGGCGACCCTTACTGGCTAGGACAACCTGGCGGCGCAGGCAATGGTGCACCTTATCAGCGAGGAACCAATTACGTATTTTTTAACATGAATTTTCCCACTTATCCATTAGACAGTACAGGATTAATTACATTTCGAGAAAATGATTTTAGTTTGACCGCAGTTTATGCAATTTATGAGGTGAGAGCTCGATACAGTGATGGTCAATTCACAATGGATCTCGTGGGATTCAGAGATACAATGACCAAAATAAGCATTAACAAAGAAACGCTGTTGTCAGGTATAGTGGATTACGGCACTGGTAGACAAGGACAAGGACCATTTCAGAGTCCAGGAGGAGATGGCGCAAGTGAAGGCACATCTCCAGATCAAGCACCAGGTCCTAATTTATCGCCTGCATCTGTTGGAACAGGAACAGGAACTGTGACAGACGACATGCAAGGTGTAAGAAATCAACCAGTTGCTAGTGATCTTAGAAGTATTTTACAAACCGCTGGGTTTAACAGTGGTGTAAATGTATCTATTAGAAGCGGTGGTCAGCCTGACATAAGTAGTGGTAATAGCAACAGAACAGGAAGCACAAGACATGATAATGGTCATGCGGCAGATGTAGCACTGTTCAGCAACGGGCGTCGACTGTCATTGGACAATGCCGCAGATGTGCCTATTATTCAAACTTTTATCAGCGAAGCCAAAAAAGCAGGAGCAACTGGATTTGGTGCTGGTAATGGATACATGGGCAACAACACATTCCACATCGACAACGCCAGCAAGTATAACCAAGGAAGTGCAGGCTACTGGGGAGGTCAATTGGACAACGGAACTTATAGATCTAGAAATGCACCTAGATGGTTAAGACAAATTGTAACAGGAACGTAAAATGGCAACAGGACCAAGATTTAGCGGATTAAATTCAAACCAAGGAGGTGTCCGCAGAAGATACGAAAAGGCAGGTACTGCTAGAAGAAATCTTGAAGGTATTTTTCTAGCCAAAGTTACCTATAACAAAGACGATACCTATCAAGGTCACGTTTGGGTTGAGATTATTGGACATGATCGTATCAGTGAAAAAGAAGACGATGAAGAAAAGCGTAGATTTCAAAAAGTAAGACGCTGTATGCCTTTTGGTGGCTACGGTCACAAACAAGAAGGCAAGTTCAGTATCGAATATGGAATGAGTACACAGCCTCCTGCTGTAGGTACACAAGTTATTGTAGCATTCACTGGCAGGGATCAAGAAGGATTTTTGATAGGTGTTGTGCCAGACAGTGGGCGTAATACACAACTTCCAGGAATGCCAGCCAATGAAATTGCAACAGAAAAAGAAACTGGAACCAAACCAGATACAGCTATACTAGGACAAACATATGATGCTGGTGTTTTACAAACTGACACTACACAAAAAAATGTTCATCCGCAGCAACAGTTTTTGGTAGAACAAGGACTAGACAATGACAGTGTTAGAGGACTGGGCAGTAGTGGGGGACGCAGAGAAAGTCCCAGCAATGTATTTGGATTTAAAACCATGGGAGGACATTCATTTGTACTAGATGACGGAACCAAAGCACCATCAGACCAAACACTTACTCCTGCAAGTGCTAGAGAAGAAGGACTCAACAAACATATCAGACTACGCAGTAAAGATGGTGCGCAAATACTGTTCAACGACACATGGAAAATGGTTTATATTATTAACCAAAAAGGCACTGCTTGGATACAAATGAGTTGTGATGGCGACATAGATATATTCAGTGCAAATGATATCAACGTAAGAGCAGAAAATGATATAAATTTTTATGCTGATAGAAACTTTAGTGTTGATGCTGATCAAATACTTCTCAATGCAAGAGGAGAAAGAGGCATTCAACTGCATGCAGATGCAGGAAATATTGATATCAAAAGCAATGCTTTCGATGTTAATATAGAAGCTGTGCGAGATGTACATTTGAGGGCTGGTACTAACATGAGGCTTACAGCAGACTTGATTGATATTAACGGTACGCCAGCAAACTTTGCGAGAGTACCTAGCAAGAAAAATCAACCAGGTAACAAAACAATTACCGAAAGTATCAACAGCCGTGTGCCAGAACACGAACCTTGGGGCGGTCATGCAGAAGATCCTTGGTTAGATAAAGTTGCTGTTCAAGCCACTATTGATCTACAAAGAGATTTGTCAGATTATCAACTGCCTAATCCAGTAATAAGTCAAGCTAAAAAATCACCTGAAGTAGCGACAGGAGATGCAGAAGACAGTGGTATAGGAACCAAAGAGATGGAAATACATGCTTGTGAAAGTGAGCCTACTCCAACTGATGATCCGCCTCAAGGAGTAGCATTAGAACAGAGAGACGATTTAGGTCAAGCAAGATAAAAGGATAGTAAATCAATGTTAACACAAGTTAGTGATTATAATCGTAAAAGTTGGCACATATTCACTATTCGAGATCAAGATTTATATGATACACTTCTTGATATAAATTTGCTTGGATCCAGTGATACAGTTAGAGATTTAACATTGAGCTATGCAACATACAATGTTGTAGATGGTGTTGGATATGGATTTGGTAGTTTTACCAGAGGAATGACAGAACAAGAAGCATACGAAGGTTGGCTCACAAGATGGAATCTTGTTGAAAGAGCAGTGATACAGTCATTGAAAAACTGGAAAGTATTTAGAATTTCGCAAAATAGATTTGATGCATTGGTATTTTTACAATGGTTCATGGGAGACATTAGAACTATAACAGGTGCTGAAGGAACATATGATCTTAAATCAGCTATTGTGCAAGAACAATGGGACACGGCAGCTGATATGATAATGCTCAATGAAACTGCCAGAGTACGCAGTCAACGTTGTGCTAATATTTTTAGATTAGCAGACTACGGAGATTACAAAACTCGTAAATTGTTAAGAACACAAGGTATACACAATATGCGCAATAAAGCAGGTGTTCCTTCAATGGATAGCTTGCAATTAAAGCGTATAAGGTTTGCATATTTTGCAGAAACAGGAGACTTTTTGCCTTTTACTCCAGAAGGTATTAAACGTGATATTGTTAAGAAATACAAAGACACACTAATACAACAGCAGTTTATATATCAAGGCACAAACACATTTGAATTATTAAAATCTCCCAGTATGTACCCTGTTGAAAAACTAAAAGTTTTAGTGAATGGGCAATTTATACAGCATTATTTTGATTATACACTACAAGATCGTGTGCTTACTATCACAAAATCGCTGTTAACCAATGATATTATTGAAACCACCATTAAAATATAAACTGAGTAGTTAATTTTGCTATAAATACTAGTATGACAGTATATTACGGATATAGCACTATTGGTACACTCACAGGAAGCAAAACTCTAGTAGACATCGAGTTGGCTAAACGTGACTTAATGAATCACTTTTATACTAGAAAAGGTGAGCGTGTACAAAACCCTGAGTTTGGCAGTATATTGCCTGACTTGGTGTTTGAGCCTCTGGACAATGAAACAGAAAGATTAGCACTAGAAGACGTAACAGCTATCATAAACAGTGATCCTAGATGGATCGAGATTGAAACACTATTAGACAAGCCAGAAGAACATACTTTGGAAATCAAAGTAAGGCTTCAATACAACGACACAGGGACAGCAGAAGAGTTGTTTCTACAATACGTAGGTGAGATAGAATAATGGCACAAGGCGCAAGACAAAGCAGTTTATTTGCTGCGGAAGATTTCAGTGTTGTTTACGAAAGTTTTAGCGAAGCAAACTTTCAAGCGTATGATTATGAAACCATACGTAACAGCATGGTGGAATATATTAACAACAATTATCCAGAAAATTTTAACGAC